TGCGGTATCGCCTTCCTGTACGGGTTTTGGACGCTGACCAGGGTATATGCCGCTCGGGCTATACAGGGATGACTCTCCAGGGTTGTGATCTGGGTCACCCTACTGTTACGGATCGGGGTTCGTAACACCTAGTACCATATAGAAGGGCACAGGAGGGCACAGGAACTCCTAAACCCCAAGGTCAAAGGGGACATGAAGTGGCTTGTACGGAGTGATCCGGGTCTTCCAGACTCCCTAGTGACTGGAAGACCCGGATCACTCCGTACATCCTCGCTAGGGACAAACACCGATGCAAGATCAAGGGTGTTGGATGCAAGGTAGCAGCGACCGAGGTAGATCATAAGGTCGCAGGAGACAACCACGAGTACGACAACCTCCAAGCCGCCTGCGAGCGATGCCATGCTCGGAAGAGTTCTCTCGAAGGCAATGCCAAGAAGGCCAGGATGAAGGCACTCAGGTACCGACCGACTGAGAGACACCCGGGCTCTAGATAATCCGAAGGTCCAGGAGACCTTCTTGAGCCCCAGGAGGGTGACCATGGGTGAGCGAGGCCCGATCGGAAAGAGAGACGAAGATCGAGTACGTCGAAATGCCACGAGTGAGACTGGCGTTGAGACGACCGAGTTCATCCTCGAAGCTGAGGTCAAGATTCCACCAAAGACTTTCATCCACCCCACGATTCAGGGCTTGTGGCTTGCGATCAAGAAGTCGGTCAACGTCAAGTACTACGAGCCTTCGGACTGGTGGTACGCGATCCTGACCCTTGAGATCTGGGACGACATCCTGTCTGCGGGCAAGAGGCCCGGGGCGATGGAGCTTAGTGCTCTCGACTCCATGCTCGGGAAGATGCTCATCACCGAGGCTGATCGACGCAGGGTGAAGATCGAGGCTAAGCGAGGAACCCCAGACGCTCAGAAGGTCGAACAGGGTGCCTCGGCGTACTACAAGGAGCAGTTCGAGAAGCAGGCGATGCTTCGAGTCGTTCCTGACTGATCTTCCCGGGTTGAGCGGTGACCTCTCCACTGCTCCCCGGGAGTTTAAGCTCGCTGTGCGGAGCGAGATCAACACCGGGCTTAGGCCCGACCGCAACAGAGCCGAGTCTGATCCACTCGGAGGTATCCGGCTGTTTGTCCGTGGCCGACTCGAACGGACAAGAACTTGACTTCAGTGATCCCGGCAAGTACAGTGGCCGGTATGAAGGACAGAAAGTCTTGGGTCTGACAGCCTGCCTGTCGGGGTAACGTAGCTGCGGCCTACGCCCAAGCATCGGCTGGTGGTGTAATGGAAGCACTGGTGTCATGGGACGCCGAGTCCAGGTTCGACTCCTGGCAAGCCGACTGAAAGTAACCGAGGGTGGGTACAGGCGTAGCGCGGGGCTCATAACCCCGCTAGCAGGGTTCGATTCCCTGGCTCACCTCGCGGCGAGGAGCGAAGCTGGCTTCACGGTTAGGTCTCCTTGCTAGCTTGTTCGAACCTGCGGGTGTAGCTCAATTGGTAGAGCAACGGCTTGTCGAGCCGTGCGTTGAGGGTTCGAGTCCCTTCACCCGCGCGCGTACACGACACAGTGATGAGAGGATCACAATGAGCACGAACTGGAACGACGTCAAGGTCAACGCGCGAGAGATCGCCACTCAGACCGAGCACGACAAGAACGCGCACGGCGCAAGGACTGAGATCCTGCGCTTCAGCCTGGGCTTCAAGCTCACGCGCTGGTACTTCAGGGCGTTGCAGCGCTTCGGCTTGTACCCGCGCGCATGATACGTGGCCTGTACTAGTCAGGTCGCCGGGAGCTGGAAGGGCTGAGGTGGGCGTGCAGCCGTAATCCCGAAGCAGCCAGCTCCCTTTGGATCCGTAGCTCAGTCTGGTCCAGAGCAGCGCACTCTTAATGCGCGGGTCGAAGGTTCAAATCCTTCCGGGTCTACAACCCGTGGTACACTCATCCAATGGATGACCACAAGCACGATCAGTCCAAGCGCTCGTTCGAGACCAACACGGTAGGGTCAGAGATCGTAACCTCAGAGGTTCGTCGCTGCTCGACCTGCGGCCGAGTCATGCATAGGCGCATAATCGCGCGAAGACCGAAGTAGCCACCAACGGAGGCCCGAGATGACGGACACCCTGGTCCGTCTCCCGGACCTTCTGCCTGCACCCTCGCACGTGACCGGACCTACGTGGCAGGTCCGCAGGGACGGCGCATGGCATCTGCCAGAAATGACCTTGGGCTGGGCGGTCCTCGACTGGATGGCTAAGTACTTGCGAGCTCCCGAGGGCTCGGACGGCGACCCCTTTCTCCCCACGTTCGAGCAGGCTCGGTTCTTGCTGTGGTGGTATGCGGTTGACCGCAGAGGCCGCTACGCCTATCGCTCAGGCGTCCTTCGCAGGATGAAGGGCTGGGGCAAGGACCCGCTCGTAGCCGCGATGTCGCTCGCCGAGCTGTGCGGCCCTGTTGCATTCAGCCACTGGGATGAAGAGACGGGCGATCCGATCGGAAAGCCCAGGCCGAGCGCCTGGATCCAGATCGCTGCGGTCTCGCAGGATCAGACCCAAAACACCTTCTTGCTGTTCCCGGCTTTGGTCACCCCGCTCTTGAAGAAAGAGCACGGCCTCGAAGTGCTCAAGACGCACGTCTTCGCGCGCGGCGGTCGGCTGATTCAGGGCGTGACGTCCAGCCCGCTGGCTCTTGAGGGCAAGCGCCCGACGTTCGTGGTCATGAACGAGACGCAGTGGTGGCTAGAAAACAACTCAGGCCACTTGATGTACAACGTCATCGACGGAAACATCGTCAAGCGCGCGGGCGTCGGCTCACGGTACCTCGCGATCTGCAATGCCCACGTGCCCGGCCAGGACTCCATCGGCGAGAAGATGTGGGACACCTACTGCAAGGTCGTTGCGGGCCAGAGCGCCAACACCAATCTGCTGTACGACGCTCTGGAAGCGCCTGCCAACACCCCGGTGTCCGAGATCCCGTTCGAAGGGACCGACCCGGAGGGCTTCAAGATTGGTGTTGCGGCCCTGGCTGAAGGGATCAAGATAGCTCGCGGGGATGCTACGTGGCTGGACATCGAGTCCATTATCGCGTCGATCCTGGACGAGAACAACCCGATTTCAGAGTCTCGACGCAAGTTCCTGAATCAGATCAACGCAGCCGAAGACGCATGGGTAACCACCCAACAGTGGGACAGCCTGCTGGTGGACGACACCATCGTCCCTGGCGACATGATCACGCTAGGCTTTGACGGCTCGAAGTCAAACGACTTCACGGCCTTGGTGGCCTGCAGGGTCTCTGACGGCCTTCTCCAGGTGATCCAGGTGTGGGATCCCGACAAGTATGGCGGCGAAGTGCCTCGCGATGAGGTCGACGCGGCCGTCGGCTGGGTGTTCTCAAGGTTCAAGGTAGTCGGCTTCCGGGCGGATGTCAAGGAGTTCGAAAGCTACGTGGACTCCTGGACCACCAAGTACCGGAAGAAGCTCAAGGTCAAGGCGTCCCCGGGTAACATGATCGCATTCGACATGCGCGGTCAGACCAAGAAGTTCGCCCTCGACTGCGAGAAGATGTACGACGCGATCGTAGAGAAGGCTTTGTGCCAAGGCGGGGACAAACTGCTCAGGCAGCACATCCTCAACGCGCACCGCCACCCGACGACGTACGACGCCATCTCCATCCGCAAGGCGAGCAAAGACTCGTCCCGAAAGATCGACGCTGCCGTTGCTGCTGTTCTGGCGTTCGGCGTCAGACAGGAATACCTGATGAACAACAAGCCAGTGAGCGGGGGAGTGGTGGTGTTGTCATGACCGCGTCCCTGACCATGGTCGAGACGGCTGTGAATGCCTTCAACGGCAGTCGCGACGAGCTGAAGACCAACAACGCGTATTACGATTCGACGCACAGGCCGCAGGCAATAGGTATGGCCACGCCTGTCGAGATGCAGAAGCTGCTCGCGAGCATCGGCTGGTGCCGCGTGTATCTCGACAGCATCGAAGAACGCCTGAACCTGCAGGGCTTCCGCCTCGCGGGCGCGGGCAAGGCCGACGACAAGCTCTGGAAGTGGTGGCAAGCCAACAAGCTGGACGAGTTCGCGGGGCTTGGGCACCGAGAGGCGCTCAAGCACGGCCGAGCTTACGTGGCCATCTCCGTTCCGGACAAGAATGACCCCCTGGCCGATAAGACGTGCCCGATTATCCGGGTTTTCTCCCCGGCGGAGATGTACGCGGAGATCGACCGTCGAAACGACCGAGTCAAGTGGGCCATTCGGGTCATCGACAGCTCGACTGGCGAGACTAACGAGATCGGACAGCAGCTTCCCAACGTTGTCACGCTGTACATGCCGATGTTCACGGCTGTTTACGAGCGGGGTGTCAACGGCTGGGTCGAGACGGAGCGAGTGGACCACAAGCTGGGGATCGTCCCGGTAGTCCCGCTGCTCAATCGTACCAACCTGAACGACGTGCACGGCACTTCGGAGATCAGCAACGAGCTTCGGGACGTCACGGACGTCGCTTCGCGCACGATGATGAATATGGCAGCCACGATGGAGCTTATGGCCATCCCGCAGCGCTTGCTGTTCGGTGTGGATCGCGACGAGCTGATGAAGCAGTCGGGCGGGTCGACGTACCAGGCGTACATCGCTCGAATCCTGGCCTTCACGGACGAAAACGCTCAGGCTCAGCAGTTCCAGGCCGCCGAGCTGCGAAACTTCACCGAGGTCATGCAGGAATTGACCAAGCAGGCCGCTACATACACAGGCTTGCCGCCGCAATACCTGTCATTCTCGTCGGACAACCCGGCAAGCGCCGAGGCCATCAGGTCTTCGGAGTCTCGACTGGTCACTAAGTGCGAGCGCAAGGCCACGATCTTCGGAAGTGCCTGGGAACAGGTCATGCGGATCGCCATGCTGGTCATGGGCGAAACGCTTCCCGAGGGCGCGTACCGGATGGAAAGCATCTGGGGCGACCCGGCCACCCCGACGTTCGCGGCTCAGGCCGACGCGGTCACCAAGCTGGTCTCAACGACCTCGGGTGACGGCAGGGCGCTGGTTCCGGTCGAAATGGGGCGCATCAAGCTGGGCTTCTCGGTCGAGGAGCGCAGGCAGATGGACGTCTGGGACAAGGAAGCACCGAAGTCGCAGCTAGCAGGGCTACTGGCCCCGCCGGCCGCGCCTCAGTTCCAAGCGCCCCGCGCGCCAACACCCACAGGAGTGAGTAACGGATGACCGCCGAGGAGTACGTAGTAGCACAAGCAGCCATCTCTACGGAGCTGGTGCGAGACGTGCTCCCGGTGGTTTCTCAATTCCAGTCCGCTGGCTTGACGCCTCGGATCTGGTATCAGCTCTTGCAGCTCTTGTTCCCGATCGTTCTTCGGGCTCGAAAGGCTGCGGCGGAGCTGGGGCGCAAGTTCTACGACGAACAGCGCGCTCTGCATCACCCCAACTTGCCTCGTCACGACGTGTTCCTAGCCGAGTACCGCCTGGAGTGGTTTCTCGAAGCCATGGAGCCGGCGCGCGTAGCGTTTTCGAAGCCCGGAGCTTCTGACGCTGCTGCCGAGCGGATAGCGCTGCGAGCGATGAAGGAAGTTGAGAACGGCGGGCGCAAGACCCTTTTGCGGCCCGTCGAGGACGAAAGCGACCCTGATCCAGTAGTCAAGGGCTGGGCCCGTGTTGCAACCGGGCGCGAGACCTGCGGATTCTGCATGATGTTGGTGTCCCGAGGACCGGTTTATCTGTCCGCGAAGGGCGCTGGCTTGGATCTGGGGGACACGGCCGCACAAGACCTCATCGCTTCCGGCGATAAAGAGGCTCTAGACGCGCTTATGAAGCGCTGGCACGAAGGATGCGACTGCAAGGTCGTTCCTGTGTTTGACAGGGCCCGTTGGCCCGGCAGAGATGCCTATCTCAGGGCTCGGAAGATATGGAATGACACTACGAAGGGTTATGGCGGCCAAGATGCCATCAACGCCTTCCGCCGAGCTATCGAAAGGGGCGACGTCGACCTGATCTCGATGTCGATCGCTGCCTAACCCCCAGAGTGGTCCAGGAGGCCACCGTTCCGCCCAGGAGGCACCCAGAATGACCGATATCACCCCCGCCGCACAGGCCACCACGGTCGAGTCGCTGCCTGAGTTCGCTCAGACGATGATCAAGGACCTTCGTGGCGAGGCTGCCAAGCACCGCACCGAAAAGGTTGGGGCTGTCGAGGCAGCCAAAGCTGAGGTGACGGCGGCGCTCACGTCTGATTTTGAGGCGAAGCTCGCTGATGCGGTCAAGGCGACCGAGACTGTTCAGGCCGAGTCTGACCTGAACAAGGTCGCCCTCTCGAAATTGAAGACCGCTCTGGGAGCGGTAGACGAGACCGTGTTGACGAAGGCGGAGAAGTTCGCTGGGCTGCTGCACGGTGTCACCGAAGACGAGATTGCCGAGCAGGCCGTGCAGGTCAAGGAGCTGCTCGGGGACGCATGGGGTCGTACCCCGGCGACCGACCCGTCTCCGGAGGGTAAGCCCCTCGCCCTGAATGACGATGACGGATTGCTGGCAGCCCTCAAGGGCGCTGTCGGGTCCCGCTGACGAAAGGTTAGTCAACCATGGCAATCACTGCCCCCACCAAGACCTCGGACGGTCAGTTCGCGGGCTTCTTGGCCCCGAACCAGGCCGCGCCGTACTTCGCTGAGGCCGCGAAGGTCTCTGTGGTCCAGTCTCTCACCCGGCGCGTGCCGCTCGGTGCGAACGGCGAGGCCATCCCGGTGGTCACCGCTAAGATGCAGGCAGGCTGGGTCGCTGAGGGCGGCCAGAAGCCCGCCTCGCAGGCTGGCGTTGGTCTGAAGAGCATCACGCCCCACAAGATCGCGGCCCTGGCCGTTGTCTCCGCTGAGGTTGTGCGCGCGAACCCGGCCAACTACATGTCGCTGCTCCGTCCCCAGATCGCCGAGGCTTTTGCCCTGGCGTTCGACCTGGCGGCGCTGTACGACCGTGGCCCGTCGGGCGTTGCCGGTGGCGGCCCCTTCGCGACCTGGATCGCTCAGACCACGAAGACCGTGCCCCTGGGTACGGCGAATGGCCAGGGCGGCGCGGCCGCTTCGGCGGGCGGGACCTACAAGGACGTCGTGAACGGCCTTCAGCTCCTGGTCGATGACGGCAAGCGCCTCACGGGCTTCGCGTTCGATGAGGTTGTCGAGCCGACGTTCCTGTCCTCGGTGGACACCACGGGTCGCCCGCTGTACGTGGACACCCCGCTCACCGAGACCACGCAGGCGGCTGCGCGCCCGGGCAAGCTCATCGGGCGTCCCAGCTACATGCGCGACGGTATCGCGGACGTCACCCCCGCCGCTGCGACCGATTACACCGTCGGCTTCGGTGGCAACTGGAACGAAGCGGTTTGGGGCGCGGTCGGCGGGATCTCCTTCGACGTCAGCACCCAGGCCACGGTTACGATCAACGGCACGCTGGTCTCGCTCTGGGAGAACAACCTGGTCGCGATCCGCGCGGAGGCTGAGTATGGCTTCCTCGTGAACGACACGCAGGCGTTCGTGGAATACCAGTTCCAGACGGCTGCGTGATCTGAATGAGTGCTCGTGAAAGCGAGCCTCGGGTAGTGAGGGTTCTCCTCAACGATGTTGTGGTTCGTTGCTCAGCCGACCAGGCTGAGAGATGCGGGTACAAGGTCGTTGAGGGGAGCGCTCCCCTCCAGGTTACGCAGGAGCAGGTCGTACAGGCCCCCAGCGTCCCCGCTGAGGACCCAGACCCCCAGCCCGAGGGTGACGACACCCCAGAGCGCCCCAAAGCCTCTGTGGTTCGATCCTGGGCACGAGAGAACACCGAGCTTCAGGTGCCAGCCAAGGGCCGAGTGCCAGAGGCCGTGTACGAAGCGTACGAACAAGCACACTAAACGACAGGAGACGGGCTGTGGCCTACGCAACAGCGGAAGACGTCGCGGCCCGTCTCGGTCGCGATCTAGACGGCGGCGAGACGCTTCTCGTCAACACCAGACTTGAAGACGCTGAGCTTCTGATCCGCACTCGAATTGACGACCTGGATGACCGGGTCCTGGCTAGTGCGACGTACGAGAAGCTCGTCGTAATGATCGAGTCCGAGATGGTGCTGCGACTGGTGAGGAACCCCGAGGGCTACTCCCAGGAATCTGACGGCAACTACTCGTACGCGATCTATCAGCAGGTCGCTTCCGGCCGGCTTGAGGTTCTGCCCGAAGAGTGGGAACTCCTGGGCGGTAACGACTCGAACATGTTCCAGATCGTGCCCGTGCTCCCGACGCCTTGGACGGCTGAGGGCGCGGCCTTGGTGCCCTTCGCTCCTGTTGGGCAGCCCTGGGACTGGTCATGAGTCTGCTCGATAGGGCCAAGCAGCCCGTGATCGTGTACCCCGAGGAAGAGTATATCGACGCAGACGGCAATATCGTCCTTCGATCTGCGGCTGTCGGCTACAACGCTATGGCTGAAATCCAGCCGGCACGGCAGTCCGGAACTTCGGCCAGGCGCGCTGAGCAAGACAATGAAGGCTACGAGTCGGAAGAGAACTATCGTCTCCGCTTCTCTCGCGCTCATGACCTGGCTTACCCGCCTCTCGGCCAAGCGGCTGAGGTTGAATGGAAGGGCGAGCGCTGGTCGGTCGTCGGTCTCCCGACGTTCTACTACGGGAGCAAGCGAACCAAGCACATCGACTACATGGTGAGGCGGAACTGATGGCAGATATCGACCTCATCAGCGACAAGGCCATGAACCGAGTCGTGTCCAAGCTGGAGCCGGTGCAGCGAGCTGTCTGGGATGAGACCCAGGCGATAGGCACCCGAGCCCGAGCCAATCTGACCGCTCACCGTCAGACGGGTAACGCCAAGATCGAGACGGAGTTTGGCAAGACGGACGGTCTAGTAAGCCTGGTGGACCCGAGCGGAAACGCCAAGGCCATCGAGTTTGGCCACTTCCTCCACAGCGCTAAGTTCCCTCGATACGTGGTGGGCCTGTACATCATAACCAAGGCTGCGGGGCTGGCGTGACCAGCCTTGTGGGGCGCAGGATGCCCCGAGTTCAGGCGGTCGCGATTCCGATTCTCAAGGCTGGGCTGCGATCTGACATCAAGGTTGGATCGTGGGTTGAGGACGTCGCGCACCGAGGGTTCCCTCTGGTCAATGTGCGTCGAATCGGCGGGCTTCCCAATGCCGCCCGTCCCGACGAGCTGGACTTCCCGGTCATCGAGCTGACCGTGTACAGCACTGCCAAGGATCCTGATTACCCAGCTCTTCCAGGAACCGAAGATCTCTTCAAAGACGCACTCCACCTTTTGTGGCTAGCGGTGAAGTACCAAACGGTTGTCCCGGGAGTCGGGTACTTCCACAGTAAGTTTGAGACAATGGGGCAAACGCAGTTCGACAGCCCTTTTGACGATACCTGGCGAATCCAGGGACTAATACAAATGGGCTTGCGGCCCGTGAGAAACTGAGGAGACGCCAGATGGCGCAAAACGACGACGCGGTCTTGACAGCGGGTGCTGGCTGGGTCTTTCTTGCCCCGGTGAACACCGCGAGCCCGACCGACGTTCAGGTAAGCCCCCTCACGGGCGGCTTCGACCCGACGGACATCCCTGTCGCATGGATCCCTGTCGGCCACACCTCGCGCGACAACCTTCCCGAGTTCGGGTCGGACGGCGGCGGAACCGAAGTCCGTGGCTCGTGGCAGAATGCCTCTCTTCGGCAGGTTGTCACCGACGTCGCGGTCGACTTCGTGACCCTCAACCTACTCCAGTTCGACAACAGCACGCTGGAGCTGTATTACGGCTCGGCGAACGCCATGGTCAACGGCGAGCGCAGGTTCCGGGTGGCTTCGGCTCCGGCGACCACGGTCGAGCGTGCTTTGCTGATCGTGATCGTGGATGGTGACGAGGCTGTGGGCTTCTACTCGCCCAAGTCCTCGTTCAAGCGCGACGACGCAATCGCGCTGGCGACCGACGACTTCGGTGCCCTGCCTACCCGCGCGACCTTCCTTCAGGGAACTGACGGGGTCGCGGGTGAGCCGCTTCTGTTCGACTGGATTGGCGGCGAGATCCTCGCACCGGACACCACTCCGTGATCCACAGCAGGGGCAGCGTCTTGGCGGACCGGCTGCCCCTGCTGGCTTTACCCTTTAATTTGGTCCGCTGAAATTAAACACTAGCGAAAGGTCCGCCAACATGAGCAACGTTTTCACACTTGAGTCCTTCCAGGAAGAGCTGGAGGCGGAGTACGAGCCCTTCGTCTTCCGCGCGGGCGGCCAGGAGTTCGTCCTGGTGTCCCTGCTGCGTGTCAGCAAAGAGACCCGGAAGGCGTGCACCGACAAACTGAAGGAGCTGGACGTCAAGGACGGTGCGGACGTCAGCGCCGAAGACCTGGACGAAGACGCTTCGATCGAGGCAATTCAGTTCATTCTGTCTTCAGTTACACAGGACAGGAAGGGCAAGGCGCTGATCAAAGCCATTGGCAACGACCTGCTCATGAACATGAAGATCATGCAGAGGTGGCAGGAGAAGACCCAGCCGGGGGAAGCGCAGGACTCGCCGAGCTGATCGAGGAGCACGGCGAGTACATCCTCTTTGACCTACAGACGTATTGTGGCCTGAGTCTCGTCGCAGCTATGCGCGACGGCTCGGGCTACTCTCCTCGACAGATCCTCATACTGATCAAGAACCTACCTCTAGGGTCCGCCACCGTGGCCGCCATGAGAGGCGGAGACGATTTCCGAGGGTGGGATATGGATCGGTATCTCTCGGCTCAACTCATCGACGCCGTCAGAGAGAACACATACGCGTTTATATCGGCCAACTCGAAGCGCGCACCAAAGGCCCCTGAGCCCACGTATCGTCCGGAGAAGGTCAAGGCCAAGAAGGCTAACCTATTCTCGGTGATGGCAGGGCAGAGGCTGGATGCTGCCAGAAAGGCCCGAGCCCAGCAAAGAGGAGCATAATTCAATGACTAGTCCTGGAGGCACGGAGGTCGGCCGTGTTTCAATCCGGGTTCTCCCGGACACGTCCCAATTTGCTGAAGAAATGAAGGCCAAGCTCAAGAAGGCCCTCAAGGGCTTCGAGATCAAGATCCCGGTGACCCTCGACACCTCCGCCATGAAGGCTGAGATGGAGAAGGTCAAGGCCGAGGCGAAGAAGGCCCCGAAGGTTCCTCTAAAGGTTGAGGTCGACGGTGACGGGGTTGTACGAGAGACCCGTCGCGTGCGGCTGCTGGCCCAGAAGGTCACCGGCGCTATCCGGCTAGTCGTCACCGTCAACATCCCGGCGAGCATCGCGGCCATCATGCCGCAGCTCCGGGTTATCGGCAAGTTCGTCCAGGGCTACAAGATCAGCATCCCCATGGAAGTCGTGGGTATCTCCAAGTGGCTCGCGATCTTGGCGACGCTGTCTGGAGTGCTGCTGGCGATCCCGCACCTGATTGGTGCCATCGGGGGCGCTGTGTCCGTGGCCGGCGGGGCCTTGGCCTTGCTGCCCGCGCTCGCGGCCGCTGCCTCTGTGGGCATCGCAGCCCTGGCCGTTGGTCTCAAGGGCTTCTTCACGGCCCTGAAGGACTCAGGAGACCCTGTAGCCTTCGCGGCTGCACTGGAGAAGCTGACCCCGAACGCTCGGGCCGCAGCGGAGACGCTGGCCACCTTCAAGGAGCCACTGGCTGAGATCCGCAAGTCTGTCCAGGAGCGCCTGTTCCAAGGCATGGCCGGGCAGTTCGAGAAGATGAAGAAGCTCCTGCCCCCGCTGAAGACCGGACTGACCGGTGTCGCGGGCGGTATCCAAGGCATGACTTCGTCCTGGATCGACATGGCCACAAGCCAGAAGTCGGTCAAGGACACGAGCTTCATCTTGGAAAATGTGCGCAAGATGTTCACGTCTATGCGCCCGGCTCTGGCCGACTTCGGCGCTGCGTTCAAGAACATCGCGGTGGTCGGCTCGACCTTCCTGCCGGCGCTCGGGCGATCGGTCACCAACATCGCGGCCAAGTTCCGCGCATGGACGGGCGACGCTCGCGAGACGGGCAAGATGCAGGCGTGGATCCAAAACGCTATCGACAAGATCAAGCAGTTCTTCCGGATCATTTCGGACGTCGTGGTCGCTTTCCAGAACGTGTTTGACGCGCTTCGAGGTGGACAGGGCTTCCTGGACATCCTGGAGAAGGGCAGTCAGGCGCTTCGAGACCTGTCCGAGACGTCAGAAACCAAGGCCGCACTCCAGTCCTTGGCTGCCGTCATGCGGGCCGTGATCGCAGCGGCTACAGAGCTGTTCGGTCAGGTTTTCAAGTCGGTGGGTAAGATCCTCAAGGACCTACAGCCCTTCCTGGTCACGTTCGCCGAGACCTTCGGTACCGTGTTCGCCGCTGCTATCCGAGTCGTCACTCCGCTGCTTCAGAATATGGCGAAGTGGCTGTCGAACAACCGCTCGGTAATGGTGCCTCTGGCTATCGCTCTGGTCGCTTTGATTACCACGTTCAAGCTGCTGGCTACGGTGGCTAACGGTATCATCGGTGTCAGCAACGCCATCAAGACCATGGGTGCTGCGGCTAAGATCATTGACAAGATGAGCACCAAGGTGTGGACCTGGGCGGCCGACATGATTGGTGCTGCCACTGCGTCTACGCGCGCGTGGATCACGGCGAAGGCTCAGCTTTTGTGGGCCTGGGCCGAGATCGCGGCTACGGCCGTGAGGGATGCCGCCAAGGCAGCGGGTGCCTGGATCGCCGAGTCCGCGAAGGCTGCGGCAACCGCGACAAAGGCATGGATTCAGATGGCTGCCAAGGCCATTGCTACCTGGGTCCGGATGGCAGCAGTTGCGGTAGCCAACGCGATCAGAATCACTGCGGTGTGGATCGCGCAGAACGCTGTGATGCTAGCCAAGACAGCGGTTCAGATGGGCGCTATGCTGATCGCCTGGATAGCTACCTGGGTCGGTATGGCTGCGGCTGCGGTCGCCAACGCGATCATCATCGCAGCGGCCTGGCTGGTGGCTTTGGGTCCGATTGCGCTGATCGTGATCGCGATTGTTGCGCTAGCGGCTCTGATCATCTTCAACTGGGATAAGATCACCAGCTTCCTGAACACTGTGTGGGACGCCTGCTGGAAGTTCGTGTCCGACAGGATCACCGAGGCGGTCAACTTCATCAAGGCCGGAGTCGACGGGCTGAAGGGGATTCTTCGCGGTATCGGCGACATCGTCGGCGACGTGGTTGACTTCTTCAAGGCGATTGGCCGGGGCATCAAGGATGCTTGGAATGCGACCATCGACTGGATCAAGGGCATTCCCGGCTGGATCATGGATGCCCTTGGCAACCTAAACGACCTGCTTCTGAATGCGGGGAAGAAGATCATCGACGGCTTCCTCAACGGCCTCAAGAAGGCTTTTGAGGCTGTCAAGAAATTCGTCAGCGGCATCGGTAACTGGATCGCGGATCACAAGGGCCCGCTGTCTTACGACAAGAAGCTGCTAGTCCCGGCGGGCCAGGCCATCATGGCAGGTCTTCACCAAGGCTTGGTCGCGGGCTTCGCGCCTGTGGCTAGCCTGGTCAAGGGTATCGGCTCAGCGCTTCAGGCCAATCTCGGTGCGTCTTCGATCTCACAAGGCATCGTAGACGACCTGACCAAGGGTCAGCCTGCGGCTATGGCTGCGGTCGCTCGACTCACGGACGCCATGAGCGCGAGCGCGTCGGCCGAGTGGAGCGCGCAGCTCACGGCAGAAGACGTGCAGCCGCTGGAGGACAGGATCCTCACGGCGCTGGCCACCGGGCTTTCAATCGAGCTGGACGGCCAGAAGGTCACCAAGTCCGTGAACAAGAACAACACACTGAACAGGCGGCGGGGATGAGTGAACCGATTTGGTACGTAGGCCCTTTGGGTAACCTGCGGCCGTTCGTTTGCCCCGAGCGCGATGTTGATGTGACGGTCGAGCGCTTCGGAGGGATCTTCCAAGGTCTCTCCGGGGCGCGATCCCTGAACGTTACGGGGCTTCGACAGAAGTTCTCCTTCGACTTCAGGTATCTAGACAAGGCTGAGTTCGCCTGGCTCGAAGCCCTCAACATGCGGGTGACGCCAGGCCCTTATCGACTACTCAACCCCTTCAAGGTCAATAGGCTCACGGCCGCTGCCTCGCTGTGTAAGAGTTCGGGCGGAAGCATGGAGGGTGCGGCCCTAACCACGGGCTTCACCACTCGCGTGTGGGACTGGCCCGTAGCGGCCGGTGATATCGGATCTTCTGCCTACAAGTGGACTAACCGCGCGGGCACAGGCGTCGTAAGGCTGGACGACTGGAAGAAGACCACGGTAACCCCGGGCGAACAGATCACGGGCTCCGTGTACCTCAAGGGCTCGACGGCCGTGACGATGTTCGTGGGCTTCGACCTGTTCGACAGGGACAACGTCTCTGTCACAGCGCCGAGCTTCGTGTCCAAGAGCGTCACGACAGCCTGGACCCGACAGAACGTGTCCATCACAGTGCCCGCTAACGCCGTCATGGCCAAGCTGGCGTTCTATACCACCAACGCTACTCCCGATATCTCGTTCACGGCCGCACAGGTCGAGCTAGGGGCCACTCCGACGGCCTGGGAGCTTGGAGGCGGGGCACCTGTTGTGTCCTTCGACCAGATGTCTGTGGTCACTCCGCGATTCCCATACCGAAACACGACTCTGACCCTATTGGAGACATGATGCAGACGCACGGTGGAGCAGCAGCCGAAGCGGTTATCCTCTCTTCCGAGCGCAGTATCCGGGCCGAGGTTCTTGTCGACTGGAATGGCAACGGCCTGTACGACCACGCACTATCAGACCTGTCTCAGTTCGCTGATGACATCGTCACGGATCGCTCCCTGCAGGGCGCTGCTCCGGCCGAGGTCATGCTGATCGAGGGCTCTGCGGCTGCCGAACTCACGTTCTCAATCGGCGGCCAGCAGGGCTTTCACGGCATGAACCTGGTCGGGGTCTTCTCTCCTTACAACGGGCTATCTCCCCTGTACAACCTGAACGTCGTTGGTGCCGAGGTCAAGTACCGGCTGATCGTTGACACCTCAACAGGTCCTGTCGTGTACCCCCAGTTCATCGGGAACATCAGGACGGTGCGGCCGGATCGAGGGTCGAACTCCGTGGCCTTCACCGCCTTGGACAGGGTCGAAAAGCTTCGCAAGCCCATCCAGCACACCGACTGGGGGATGCTGGACCTCCAGGCCAACTCGGGGTTCATCACCGGGCAGCTCATGTACTCGCACTGGGTCATAGACCACTGCCTGCGCTTTAGCGACACGTCTGCAACACCGTGGCGATGGCCTGCTGACGCCGAGATGGGCAACGGAACCGTACAGATCTATCTGTCCGGCAACGGAGGTATCGCCCCCAACATCGGGTGGGTTGACGGCTCGTCTCAAAATCAGTTCGCAGACACGGACACCGACGTCAACCTCACGATGTACCAGGACTTCGGTCAGCCGCACCCCGATTCACCCGAGCCCACGAACAAGCCCAAGATGTTTCGCGCTCAGCGAGACTGGGGAAACGACGTAGACATTTACTGGTCGGCGAGCAAGCTCGAAGTTGACATTGACAGCATGCTGGTGATGGCGTTCACCCTTCAGACCCAAAACATCGCGGGCTCTGCCTGGTGGCTGACCATGCCGGACTCGGTCATTATGTCCTTTGTGCCCAAGTCCGATCGCACGATCAACGTTATGGTCGGCGCGGGCCAGATGTGGATTCGCTTCATCGACACGTTCACGGGCCTGACGTTCAACGGCACGAAGGTCAATATCCCTTCGGGCGCGGGCAACGACTTCGTTAGGTGTCGGGCCGAGTATCGCTGGGTCTCACCGAGCGAGCAGATCAGGCTGACGGTCGGCGCTACGCAAACGGCCACTCAAAGCCTTGGCCAGGCGTCGGGCACGTCTATTCGCAACGCCACGGGTCGGTTCACCCTGACCCGGAAGCTTGCGCTTCAGGACATCATCGTGGGCACCTATCTCGGTCCCTTCCTCACGACGCCTGCCGAGTCGGGCATGCCGGCCAAGTACGCGGCCGTGCTCGACACCGGGCTCAACCGCCTGTCCTTCTTGCCTAAGAGGTGGGGGGCCTTGGGCTGGGACGTTATCGCCGAGGTTGCCGCCGCTGAGTTTGGCGCGGTCTTCTGGGACGAGTCGGGCGTCTTCCACTTCTGGAATCAAGACACGATTCAGGCGAAGAAGGATGTCTTCGTCCGTACCCTGACGCTGGATGACATCAGCGGACTGTCGATGACCACGTCGTCCGATTCGGTCCGAAACATCTACTCGATCACGGCCAAGAAGGCTCGCGTTCAGAATGTCGTGGTCTACCAGGCCCAAGGGCCTGACGAGCTGATCATGGCACCGGGCACCACCTCGCTGCTTCGTGTGTGGGTCGACAACATCGTGACTCCCAACTCAGGCCAGCCAACGGTGTACGAGAACATCGACTCCAACGGCCCTCTGCCGAAGTGGGACGACAGCCTGACGCGCTTCGGCGTCGTCGTTCAAAAGTGGAACGGCACGGCCTGGGAGGACATTCTCCCAGGCGGTGGGGTGTGGGAAAGCCGTATGTTCCGGGACAAGGATGGCGCTACGGTCATTCAGGCATGGAACGGCAACGCCTACACAGTGCGCTTCGCCCTGACTGGGGGAAATCCCGCGTTCAGGTGGGACGGCTCGATGCTTACGATGTTCGATGACCAGGTGTTCCTGAAGTCGGACGCACCTTCCGTGGCCAAGTATGGTCCGCAAGGGCTTCCGCTCGCGAGCGACTGGTACCAAGAGTTTTACGACAATGCTGGCATGTTTACCAAGCTGCTGGCGCGAACGACCAAGCCAATCCCTACGACCGACGCGATCACCACAGCCGGCGACCCTCGTCTGCAAATGGGCGACGCGCTCAAGGTCCGGGATCCCGAAGGCATGGGCGAAGAGATGCACCTTCAGGTGTATGGCATTCGCAGGTCGTACTCGAAGGACTCGGGGCTGATTGACGATCTGACGGTCGAGATGACCGAACCACCGCGCATCGGGATCTGGGACTCGCCCCAGTACGGTCTGTGGGACAACACCTTCTATTGGAGCGCCTGACATGGCTTACGGAAACATGACCCCGGCGACTGCCAACGGCGTTGCCTCTTCGGCCGCTAATAACCAGATCATCACCAACGTCGATGACCTCGACACCCGGGCCGATGTCGTAGAGGCTCGGACTACGAACGTCTCGGGAACGGTCGGCATAGGCAATCAGCAGTTGTCTGACCGGCTCGGGGCGGGCGTCACCACGGCTGCGACCGCTGACGCCCGTCTCGGCTCTGGTGTAGGCACCGGGTCGAACGTGACCACCGGCTCGGCCACCTCGCAGCTTACGGACGCGCGCGCGCGGATCGCGGTGGTTGAGACCAGGACCTTGGACGCCTCGACGGGTAACCCCGCTCTTGGCACCCGGGTGACTGCGCTCGAAGCCGCCACCGGCGGTGCCGCGCCTCACGGATCGGTGCTCAACACCGCAGGCCAGACCTTTACCACCTCGGCCACACCCACCAAGGTCCAGTTCGACTCGTTGGTTGAGGTTCGGGGTATGACCTGGGATGATGCGAACGACAGGTTCGTGTGCACCACAGCCGGGTTGTACTTGCCTACAGGCGGTGTGACTTTCACGTCCAACACCACCCTCGCTCGGTTCGCCGAGTGGCGACGGAGTGGGACAGTGGTTGACGGAACGGGCGTCCAGCGACCTGCAGGCACAGTCGCTCACTCAACCGTGGCCCCCCGAACCATTCCGATCCGATTGACTGTGGGTCAGTACATCGAGCTGTTCGCCGGCCAAAACAGCGGTGGAAACCTAACCATCGAGACCACGGGCGCGCTGCGGGCGTCCATGGCCCTTACGTATATCGCGTCGTGATCACATGAACATCTTGAGGCAGTGGGACCGCCTCGGGATCTACCTTTTGCTGATGGCGTTCGGGGCTTACTCCACGGTCTACCCGATTGTGAGCCTCGAACGCTCTTCGCCTTACTGGGCCGAACTGACCCTGGGCATCGAGTTCTTCGTGGCCGGCGCATTCCTTATCGTTGGGATGGGTCGGCGCGAAGGCTATCGCATGGCGGGTCTCTTCGTGGTCGCGATCGGACTCACGACAATCTCGCTCGTGGTCGCCGTATCCGGCGGCACTCGGGTGCTTGCTTACGCCTTCCTGTTCGGGGCGTTCGCAATGCAAAGCATCCACGACATCCGCATGGAGCGTCGAAACAGGCAGGCTAGAAAAACCGAGGAGCGAGAGCTGGTCCACGAACTGGTGGATCTGGCCAATGGACTGAGACAGGGAGAACGCCCATGAGCTGGTTTCTGCTCGCACAGGCAGCGGAGCCAGCGGCTTTCGACTGGGCTACGGTCCTTGGCACCGGAGGTCCCCTGATCGCTGGCGGCGGACTCATAGGCTGGCTGGCCAAGATCTGGCAGGACGGCCGCAAGGAGAAGCGCGAAGACAAGAAGGCTGATCTCGAAGGCGAGGTGGGCGCTGTGGCGGCGGCCCGAGAAGCTGTGTCCCTCGTTCGCGAGCAGATGGCTGCCCTGAAGGCAGAAGTGACCGAGCTTCGCGCATTGCGTGACGCTGATCGCCAGGAGATCGACAAGCTTAACAACCGAGTCCGGGAGTTGGAAACGGAAAATGACTACCTCAAGGGGCCACGGGGAACCTCTCGCTGATCTGGACTCCGCTCTGGCTCAGGTCGAGCAGGTGCCTACGGTTCAGCGGATTGAGCGAAGGATGGGGCGCAAGGGCCAGGCCGTTGTGATCCTGTCCCTTCTGATTGCCTTGGCCTCAACGGCCTGGAACGGCATCAACACCATCAAGATCGCGGGCAACGAAGCCAACAACGCGATCAACGAGCAGGCCATCCACGACTTGCGAGAGGCCAACAAGCTTCGCGAGAAGGCAGGGCTGCCTCCGATACCACTGCCACCTCCGGGCGAGCAGGTTGACGTCTCTGCGGTCGCTTCTGCGGCTGCGGCCATGGTCCTAGACCAGATGAGGCACGATCCAAGATTTAAGGGCCCCCAGGGACTCCGTGGAGAGCCTTGTGTGCCGGAGGTGCCCGGATGTACCGGAAAGCCAGGCGCGGCCGGCACAGACGGTTCTAGGGGCCAAGACGGCGATCCTGGGGTTCAAGGCCCTAAAGGCGACCCTTGCAGCCCGATGGTCGACCCGACGTGTCAAGGACCCAAGGGTGACCCAGGCGTAGATGGCAAGGATGGGTTGACGGGCCCTGCGATCGTGTCCTTCACGTTCACCATCGGTATCGTCACCTACGAGTGCATCGACACCGAGCCCAAGGACTTGCAGTACGAATGCAACCCGAGCCCCAGCCAGTGATCTATAAGGAGGGAGCAGCTAGTGCTGCTTAACGACATGGCCGATGCCCTGCGCGCAGGAGGCTCGGCCGTAGAAGAGGTCGCAGGCTGGATCGGTCGGAACCACGGATCCTTGATTCAGGTGGACAGCATCACGATCCACCACACCGCGACCCCCGCGACCCGGACCGGCGACTATCCGTCACTTAACACCGTGGTAAACGGACGCTCCGACCTTCCGGGTCCGCTGGCCCAGCTAGGCTGTGGTCGAAGCGGCAGGATGTACGCGATCTCGAACGGCCTGGCTTACCACGCGGGCGTCGTGTTGCAGTCGTGGATGGACAACAGCCACGCTATTGGCATTGAGGTTGAGTCCCCGGGTACTGGCGCTGTGTGGCCGGACGCTCAGGTCCAGGGCCTAGCTCAGGCAGTGGCCTCACTGTGTAAACACTATGGGGTCCCGGCCTCTCGGGTCGTCGGTCACAAGGAGATCTGCAAGCCCGTGGGTCGGAAGATCGACCCTGTGGGTATCCCGGGCGACATGGCGGGGTTTCGCGCGCTCGTCCAGAAGTACCTGACCGGTGAGCTGCCGGTCAAGCCAGTGAGTTTCTATCCGGAGGATTGCATGTACATCAAGTGTGAGGGCAAGGGCACCGCGCTCCTGACCGGTAACATCTTCGTCGGCCTTGGGTCTGCGGGTGAACTGAACAGCGCTAACGCCAACATTGCCAAGGGTGCTCCGGTCCAATGGGTCGAGGCTTTCACCTGGGATGATCTGGACAGGCGATCCAAGTCCCTTTCGAACTACAGTACAGGCCTTCCCGTGCGCGTCGTCAACGACAGCGTGAATGTCGTGGACGTGACTCCCGTCTCGAAGTGAGACGGGTCGACCAATGAAGGAGAACACATGACGGTCCCCAACACCCCTGACCTTCAGGTCCCGGTGCCCGAGCAGGTGACCACGGCTGCGAAGGCAGTTGCTGCGACCCTGGCGTCGGCGGCTGGTGTCCTGGCTCTGTTCATCACCTCGGTGTCCGACGGCTCGGTGAGCTGGGCCGAGGGCGGCACGCTGCTGACTGCGGTCCTGACTGCGGTAGCGACGGTCAGCGCTGTGTTCGGCGTGAAGAACCAACCGAAGAACTGATCAACGCAAAAAGGCCCTCGGGTCCAAGGAACCTCTCTTGAGGGACCAAGGACCCGAGGGCCTTTTTGTCGTTAGTCGGGGTCTATACCGAGTCGGTGATCGTCTAGCTGGTCGAGGATCTCTTCCTTGCCCTCCACCCGATCGAGCTTGTGGGTGTAGTGCTTGGACCACCTCTTCCGAGTTGCGCTGGATCCTGAGCAGAACTGACACATGCAGATGTTGTACTTACGGCGTTGGCCGTTACCCATGGACACTGGGCATCACCTCCTAGTACTCGCGGTCACACACGTGAATCACCTCCCTTCGGGCTTTGGATCGAGCTGTCAGGGGTACTTCTTGTTCAGCTTGTCGGCGACCTTTTGCGCTTCGTCTCGGGTCTCGTAAAAACCGCTGACCGCTCCGCCGAAGCCCTTGGTGCCCCGGGCGATTTTGCCGGTGTCGTAGTTCTTAACCACGTAGCGGGACACCTTGACACCTTGGATCTTCACGTTGTGGCGGATTGAGACGTAAAACCTACCGATCGTCACGGTCTTCGTCCTCCAGGTCGGGGGTGATGGCACTGAGCACAGCGACCACCAGGATCAACACCAGTATAACGATGCCAACAAACGACGTCAAGATGAACACGATCGCGGCGACCATTGTACTAATCATGAATGAGACGAACATCCCGATCAACCAGAAGGCGATCAACCCGCACGTCCTCGGTACGAGACTTGGATGTTCCCAGTTAGCCGTCGGTCGTCGGGCCACTGAACGTTACTGTGTCCGTCAACCTCGCGCTGAACCCTGCGGGCCCAAGAAATCGCGCCCGCCCACTTCTTCTCTTCGTACATGCGCTGGCTGAGGAAGCTCATCGTCTCGAAGTCACGATAAGGGCGAGTGACCCCAGCAGGCAGCACGCGAACAGAATAATAGCGTCGATGACACTCATCAGACCAGGACCCCCGCTCGATACTCGATATCAGGTGTGTGGTTGTCTTCGTCAGTGCTGCACCTGCGGAGAAGCTTGGCTCGTGCGACGTCGGGCGGATAGCCACGGCTAGTGGGCCGGACGAACTGGATCTTTCCGCACACCTTGCAGGTGTAGGTGGGCTCACCGATAAGCATCAGAAGTTCCCCTCGTTGACCTGGAAGACACTGAGTCCGAGATCCCGCCACATCCGGACCACCTGGTCACGATCGTCCAGGGCGAACACCACGTTGTACTGGTTCCGGACGTGCTTGTCGAACAGCTCTCGCTTGACCATGAAGTCCGGCCGGTGGTCTCCAGTCCGACGCATGTGTAGCGCAGCGCCTCGGACGTAAAAGTTCTGAGTCAGCCAGGCCACGGTGTCGTCCCTGCACGAGTCAGGACGACCCGAGAGATACACGACGTCGTAGCCCCGGCTCATCCAGACCCACACCAAGGTCTTGACCGCCTGATTCGGCAGGTCTTCGGACACTCGGTGGTAGTCGTGCGGGCCTCGGCCGTTCATCAGCGCAGCCGTGCCGTCGAGGTCGACCAGGATAGCCCTTGGCTTCAAGGGGTCGGGGATGTACGGCTCGGCCGGGATCAACTTGGGGTCGTACAGTGCGGAGCTGGGGACAGGCAGGCCCTGGCCTTTGGTGGGCTTGATGAAGCTCTCCCAGTTCGACAGGATGACGCCTTCGTTCACGAACCCAGCGCCTAGGCCCGAGCGCAGGCGGTTCCTTTGCAAGCAGGTCTCCAGCGGCACGCTCGTCAGGTCGTGGATCGTGACCCCCGCGCTGTAGTACTCGGCGATACCCATCAGGCGACGGACGTACGTGGCCTTGAGGTTCATGTCGTCTACATGGACGGCCTGCCCGGCTCGCAGACCCTCTGCGATCAACCGACCCTGTAGGTCGGTGACCTCCGCCTCCTGCTTGCGAGTGCCCAGGCCCTGGACCCCGAGAAGCCTTCGGAGATGGTCTCGGCCGACCAGCCTTCCGCCGTCGATAGCCTGGTTCTCCAGGGCCAGCGTGGTCTTGCCCGAGCCCTGGATGCCTCGATAGATGTGCAACAAAAAACCGCTCACGGACTTACCTCCTTGTACGAGTAGACGCATCGCTTGGTGTGTAGGGTGTCGGCCCAATGAATCGGGTAGATCCAGTGGCCCTTGGTTCTCATGACTAAGCGTACCACGAACCCGCACTCAGGACACCTTCGGGTTGCTGCCACTGTACGGGCCTTTCTCGCTAGCAGGCTTGATCTGCTTCCACAGGAACTCGTGTCCTCGGTCGTGCTTGTCATCCAGCCACGAGAACAGAACGGTTCTGACCCAGGGCTTGAACACCTTGGCGCGACGGGCAAACTCTGCTCGCGGGAGGTCTCGGGGGGAGACGCCTTCGAGCCCTATGATTTCCTGCCAGGCGTAGATTACCTGGTCAACCAGGCCGCCCATCTCGTCCAGCAGGTCCGTGGCCACCACGCTCACCCAGTTGTGCAGCTCGTCGGGGATGCCTTCCAGGATCTTGTCCCGGTCTCCCGGGTTGGCCTTTACCCGCTCCCATACGGCCCTCTCGTTCAGACCGGTGACGATCTTGTGGAGCTGCACATAGTCGTCCTGCTTGATCTTGACCATGTGGTCGTCCATGAGCGACCTAACCACCAGACCTTCTTTACCGGGCCTGGGCGGCGCGCTGAGCGCCTCTCCGAAGGTCTTGTAGGGGAACACCTCAGTTCGCGGTCCCGGCCAGTCTGAGACCATCTCAGGGCCCATGATGGCCCCGCTCTGGATGTCAATGGCACCGAGCAGTACTAGGTCGTCCAGGCCCTTGTAGTCGACCACGATCCGGTTGGACGGATAAATGATCTCGAACAGCAAGGTCCAGCCGGCGCGCGGCGTGAAGTCTGGGTACTTGTCCTGAAGGATCGCGTCGGCGTAAATTGCCTGGTCGCTGGTAAACGAGCCTCGGGTTGCGATCTGCGGGCCGAGAGCTCCGCCGCCGTACATGATGCCGAGCGATCCGTCGAGCTTGTCGGTGACGACCACCGGCTCTTCGAGGCTGATCTCGGCTTGCTCGCCCCAGTTGAAGAACTTGGGATAAGGCCGGGCCACGATGTTCTTGGTCCGCGTGTCGATGATCAAACCCCGGCAGTTGAGGGTGACGTTGTTCCAGGTCTTGGAGAACTGCGCTTTTTCGGTGTAGTTCAGAATGCTCAGCTCGCGCGTCGGGTGATACTGGATCCGGACCAGCTTCTCGCGAAGCGCCTCTTCCAGCTCCTCGAACGTCATCAAGTCATACAGGTTCATGGTTCCCTCTCCGAGGGAGGGGCCCGAAGGCCCCGCCACTCATCGTCCGTTGGTTTCTCCCGCTAGGACCCAGACTTGGAACTTACCGTAGTGAGTCCCGTCTTTCCCGATCCACCGAGTCTGGCAGATCCGGACGCCCTGTGCGTTGGCCATGGCCAGTGTAGCATACCAGTCCCACTGGTGCCAGTCACCCGCCGTCTTGTCCACACCGTCGGCCTCACACCAGGCATGGATCACGAAAGCCTGGTCAGTAGGGTACCGGCTAGCCACGACAACCCTTCTTGCATCGCCCGATGTGATCGTATGCCCGAGTCTGAACCCCGCGCCTCATGCGCGCCTCTTCGGTCCGTTCGCTGGCGACGGGCACTCGGTCCGTGATGACGATTTCGAGCTTACACTTCATCACCGTGGACACCGTGATCTGGACTAGCGTGACCTGCTTGGCCCCTTCACGAACGTTCTTGCCTGCGCGCTTCTTAGCGCCCCGCTTCTTGACCTCGATCTCCGGCCAGTGAGCCATCGTACCCGCCCCTTTCCCTTCGACTGTGATCTGCGATCGCGAGCGCAACCGCAGCGGTCTGGATCATCTCGGTCTCGAAGTCCTTGGTGCCGAACTTCTCGGCCAGGGCCTCTTCAACCTCTTCGAACAGGATACCGTCCCAGGCAAGCTTGCCGCGAGACACCCGCTGGTCATTGATTGCCTTCCAGCTCTCGGAGCGCAGGCGAGCGTTGTAGTGGGGGTCTGACGGCCACGAGCTTGAGAAGACTGGGTGGTTCTGAAGGCCCCACTTCTCGTCCTGACGGGCCAGCTCGGCGTACAGCTCCTCAAGCAGTGCGTCCCGACGATCTGGGATCTCGGGGTCGCCGACAGCGAAGTTGAATTCAAGCTGCTCGGTCATGACGGTCCGTTCTCGTAGTAGGCTTGGAGCTGTACCTGAGCGAGCCGGCGGTTTTCCCGAAGGGACACGTTGGCTTTCGCCCAGGACAGCGCATCCTCGTAGGATAGGTGCTGCGCGCCGGTCAACTTGCCTCCTGCGAGCACAGTACCGCCGTACCACACAGCCCAGGCTCCGTTGCCTTCAACCCCGTGCTCGACAACGTCCAGGCTCGACCGGCCGCACTGGACGCGGATCTTGACCACCCAGACGTTAACCTCGGGTGTCTCGACACTCAGACGGATTTCGGTCATCGGTTTCGTCCTTCCTTGCACCAACGCTTGTACACGATCATGAATGGCACCTCGGGTACGGTCTCGTTACCTCGAATCTTCTGAACACCGGCATGGATCAGGGCGTTGGTGATCACCCACTTCGGGTACTTGGTCGCGAGCCACGGACGTATCCGCTGGGTCCGCCGGGTGACTTGCCAGTACTTCAGATCGCGGAGAAAACTCATCAGTGCTTCCCTCCTGGCAGCCAGGACGCGGCGTCTGCGTGCCGGCCTCGGTCGTCAATGTACAGGATCGCGAGAGGCTTGCCGGTGCGGATCACCTTGAACGGGATATGGTAGTGATTCAACCAGCCTTCAATGTTCTCGTAGTCGGTGTCCGGCCGGGATGTGTGGATCATGATCTTGTAACCCGCCTCGACCAGCTCGTCCAGCTTCTCGACGTTCGCCCAGATTGGGGTGCCGATGTCCGACGTCGGGTTGTCGGGACGCCAGACCGAGGTGGCCAGGGTTCCGTCGAGGTCGACCGCAGCCCACAAAAGGTCGGATCGCGGGGGCTTCGGTTCGTAAGGCCGCAGCGTGAGGAACCGCTCCAGAACGCCCTTATTCGTCAGCAAGTTAGCGGGGATCACATTGTTGTACGACATCAGCTTGTCCGATCCGTGGTTGGTGTGATTGGGACGTCGAGACCGAGCAGATCGTACAGCGCGGTCTCGGTCTCGACGGCGCGCCGCAGCGCCGGCCAGCTACCGTCCAGAACGCCCTTGATGTACTCGGCGGCCATCAGATTGAAGCACACAGCAGCAGCGTGGTCTTCGTCGGTCTCGTCCGAGGCCCATTGAATCATGTGCCGAAGAGCCGAAGACTTCGCCCGGTCCAGAGCGGCTCGGTCTGAAAACTGCTCCCAGTTCCGATCCGTGTACTTCTCAGCACCGCGAGCCATGAGCTGAGCCCATCGGGTGAGCAACTGCTCGTCGTACGGCACGGTCTCCGGAAGCAGAAGGTCGATGCGAGCCTTGCCCTCCTGGGTGTCGCGCACGCCTCCATTGCCGTAGTTCGCGCGCTGGCCACTGTCCTTGGTAACTCGGGATTCCGTCACGTCTTGTCCTCTCTGATCGCCTGTAGGTCGACTCGCACAGCGGTCCCGGGCGTTCCAATCTTGTATCCCGTAAAACCGTGGATGATCCGGGGGTCCTTGATCTTTCGGAGCCAGTTCCGCAGCTCCTCCTTGGTGGAAAAGGCCGCCCGGAGGTGGTTCAGCACCCCCAGGACGACCCATATCCGCTGTTTAGGCACCGGCAGCGTCGAGAGCGTTGGCGACCCGGGCAACCGCGTCGTCCAGGTCACTGACCGGAACGTCCCGCAAGGCCCGCACGCTGTTCGTGGCCTCGTTGACAGCCCGACCAAACCTGATGTGGTCGGCGACGAGTGCCTTCAGGGTGTTTTGCAGCTCTGAAATCATCTGGATTTTCGACTCGGTCACCCTGAGAAGACCCGCGTAGCGAGCCTTGTGCTGCTCGACCAGACGCTCCAGCTCAGTGTTCTGATCCTGCAGGCCCTCCAGCTCGGCTTCCGTCTCCAGCACCTCGGCGGGTGTGCGCTTGAGCATGATCTCCTCGAACAGCTCTTGCTCATTCTTGGTTGTCATGGCGTATCCTCTCAGTGGTTGTTGTGATCTGACGTGTACCAGTTATCGCCTGCGGGCCCTGCTTCCATCGGGAACGCCATCTGCATGCCGCCCGAGGGTGCCTCCAGCGTACACGTCATCAGCTTGACAAGATAGTCCCTGCATGCCTCGAAGTTCTTGCGAGGCACGCTGAAGAGCAGGGCATCGTGGATCTGGCCCTTTACCGTCCGGACCACTTTGTGAGGCATGGCCAGCAAGGCATCGCACATCAGCTCTCGCGTGCCCGACTGACCCATGAGCGCGGGGGACTGGGTGTACTCCCGGCCCTTTTCGACCCACATCTTGCGACCCCACTGATTGATTACGTATCCGTGCGATCGAGCGTAAGTCCGGACCGAGTTCTGCCAGGCGATCACGCGGTTGTACGTTGCGTTCATCCCGTCGCAGAATTGCTTGGCGTCTTCAAACTTGGTGCCGGTCTGCATCGAAAGGGTCTTCGGGCCACCTCCGTACGACCAGCCGTGGCCGTAAGGCTTGGCTAGCTGCCGGAAGGCCGCAGTCTTCGGATCCTTCTTGTCAGTGCCGACGACGTCCTTGCCCCAGGCCGCCCAGGCGTTGATCATGTGACCATCGGCCCCGGGCTCGAATCGCTCGGCGAACTTCAGGTCACCCGAATACCAGGCCACGACACGAGCGTCTGCGTTGCTGGCGTCTACCTCCAGCAGCACGTGGTCGTCGCTGTCAGGGAGGTAGTACTCTTTCTCAATGGCGTTGGGCTTGTGAGTTGTCCAGACTGTGAGACCCGGCTCTGTCGTGGACCAACGCCCCGAGCGCTGAAGCATCGTGATCTCGGGATGCACGAGCCCGTCTGGGTACATGCAGTCGAGCGTGAGCTGAGACAGGGATCGCTGGCCCATCAGCTCGGCCAGCGCCTTACCCAGGTCTTCCGCCTCGGACCCTCTGGTCAGGTCGAGGAGAACTTCGCCACCGAGCTGAAGCGCACCCTTTTCAGTGCGCGGCCATGTCAACTTGGTACCTTCGGACACGCCTCGGTCTGCCAGGGCCTTGAGGACTGCTTCCTTACCAAGCGAGGACCGCCAGGGCTGCTTGCCTTCTGTCGGAAAGTCATAATCCTTGATGAGCATAGCCATGATCTCGTCGCGCTTGCCCTTGAGCTTGTCGCGACGAGCAGTGGCCTTTACCTTGTCAACGCGGACGCCGTTGGACGAGATTGTGGCCTTCCGGGACTCTATTCGCTGCTCTCGCAGCGCGTAGGCGTCCAGGGTACCTTTGGCCAGCAGCCGCTTGGCTATGGCGCGAGACGCCTTGACGTCGCCCACCAGATATGAGCGATATCGCTCCTCATCAACAGGGATCTTGCCGAAGCCGTCCTTGATCCGCTCGGCCTTGACCTTGATGCCCGGGTCTCCGAACTCGAAGGCCAGGTCCTTCAGCTTGTCGGTCTTGCCCGGGACGCCAAGCTGGTACGCCTGCTCGTCCAGGGAGAACCACGACAGCATCTGCTCAGGCTTGTTGGCCTTGGCCTTCTTACCGAAGCGGTTGATGTACTCTCGCGGTGCTGGGTGAACCAGAACGGCGTGGGTCCAGGTATCGAACACGCGTTCTTCGTCGGCCAACTTCATTGGCGTGTTGGATTTGATGCCGAACACCGCTCGAAGGTCGAAGTCGTGGATGTTGTGCCCGATGATCCACCGAGCCTTGCTGATCTGCTGCTTCAGCTCGTCCAGGGAAGTGGTCAGGACCGGCTCGTCGTCATCCCAGGCATACCCGATTAGTCGGACAAACTCCTCGGGCTGCATGGAGTAAAGCTTTTTTCTCTCGTGGGTCTCAATGTCGAGTGTGAGAGCGCCCTTCATCGCGGAGTCCGGGCGCAGTAGAACCAGAGATGGCTGGTCGCCACCAGGTATCGTTTACCGCACAAAGGGCACTTGCCGAATAGCAGCCGGATCTTCATAACACCTCCCTAGAAGGTCGGGGGCAGTGGTCGAAGTCCACCCAGTGGTGGCTCGGCGTACCCCCGACTAGGACTCACTCGAAGATGGTCTCGCATCGGCCGTCGCTGCCTTGTGGCAGGACACAGATCCATCCGACCTTACCCTTGTGCTCGACCCGAGTTCGATCGCCGTGACTGCACGTGGTCTTGCTCGTGGCACCGTCATCAGGGGCGAACGGGATGTCCACCTCGACCTTGTTGCCAGCGCCTGCGGGCTTGCCGGCCTGGCCCTTGGCCGCGACCTTCGCGCCCTTGGCCGCGTCGTACAGCCGGATGAATGAAGCTTGGGCCTGGGCCACCGACTTCATCAGCTCGGCCAGCGAGTCATCAAACTGAGCCTGGATGTCTGCCGGGTCCTTGCCCCGCAGCACGATCCACGGCGCTTCGTACGGGCCGGCCTTGAGCGTGACGGACACTCGGTCCCGCTCGATCACAACGTCAGCCTTGGGGCTGTCGTCAAAGATGTCTTCCTCAGCCATTAGTTTCCTCTCAGGTAGTTGGTGACCCGGACTCAGAACGGCGGGGCGTCATCGTCAGCGAACACCTGGAACTTCGGCGGGGTGTACGTGACAACGACCTCGGCCGAAACCTCTCCTCGAACCGAGTCCTTGACTACCTCAAACCGGATCTTGGCCCCCGCCTCCAGCTTGGTTGAACCCGACTTATCCAACGCGCTCCGGGTCGCGATCTGGATGTTCTCCCGAGCGGAGACCTTGATCCGGCCATCGTTCGTGTCCAGCACGAAGACCCATTCCTTGCGGGGCTGCCCCGTCTTCTTGCTCTTGACGACCAGACCGTCGTAGATCATCTCCCGAGTGCTCACGTCGACCAGGACACCCTCGACCACCGCGCCTCTCTGCTGAAGCTTGGCGTAACCGCCGCCGCCCGTGAGGATGGCCTCGTTCACATCATCGAATCCCACTTGGTTTTCTCCCTTTCTCAGTTGGTGTACTGGCCACCGCAGTAAGCGGCCAGGTCGTCGTTGGACCAGTTGGCAAGCACTGGCTGCCGCTGGTCGGGGTACAGCTCGGGAATAGTCCAGGCGCGATACATGTCGGCGGCCGAGTCGAGAACCTCTGCGTCAAAGACGTTGATCATTCACTGCCCCTTTCCGGGTGCATGGCTGCGTACCACAAGTCTTGGATAACCTCGTAGTCGTCGGGGTCTGGCTCAGTCATCGTACCGACCCTCGCCTGAATAGTCAAGGTCAGACTGGTTGAGCGCGCGCTTGTTGTTGCGATGCTGGCCTCCGTTCGTGTACTCGTAGCGCTGGGTGGCCCGAGCCCTGTTCATCAGGGTGGTCAGGCTGTCCATGGCTCGCTGAAGCAACACCCGCTCGGCCGCGATGGACGACGCCTCCTTGCCCTCTGCGTACCGATCAACGATAACGCTCCAGTAGTCCCGGTTCCTACTCTTCAGCAGGGCCAGGGAAGCCTGGAAGTCCACGACCGCAGCGTTGAACCCGGGCACCTCGCCCAGGACCGCCCCGCGCTCGGCCAGCTTGCGAACCTCATCCACGGAATACGTGAACTGACCGGAGAACACCTCCAGGGTGTCGCGAGCCCCTGACGCACGCTCGTGGCCGATAGCCACCAGCCTGGCCAGTCGGTCACTCGGTGACAGACCCGCGAGCTTCTCCAGAGACCCGGGGGCCTCCAGGAAGTGCACGACCAGGTCTTGGAAGAGATCGTCTTCCGTCGTGACCTGCGGCCACTTCTTGGATACCCGCTGGGCTGCCTTCTTGATGTCGGGCAGAACCGTCTCGATGTACTCCAACCCATCTCCCGTATCCATGGTCACCTTTCTTCAGCTCGTAGAAGGACGTCCTTGCCCTGGTAGCGTCGACCGCAGTCATTGCACAAGTACGTCTGGTACACGGACAGCAGAGTCTTGCGGGTTCCGCGCTTCTGCCGGTCCGGACTACCGCACGTCGGGCACGTCCCGGGCTGTCCCGTGAAGAGCTGCATGTTCGGGTGGTTGTCGATCCACTCCAGCAGCTCCAAGTACACCTGCTCGGTGAGCGTCACGTCACCCTTGTTGTACTTTCGCATGAGACCCCAGGCCCTAGGGTCTCCGGCCCTGCACGCCTTCCACAGATCATACCCCGGATGCTTGACCTTGTGGCCAAGCTTCAGGAACTCACCGGCCACGTAGTCGAGCTTGTTCGAGGCCAGGCGGAAGTTCGCCTTGACCGCAGTCAGCAGATCGATGTGGTGGTACGAGCTGGGCCTTCCCAGATGAACACCCTCGCCGCTATCCTCGCCATCCCGAACCCGGACGTCGTGCTCCTTGAACTCCCGGTTGAGGTGCTTCATGTCGAAGCCCTTGCCGTTGAAGTGGATCACAGCGTCAGCCTCATCTACGAGAGCGAACGCCGCCTCGACCATGCGGTCGCGACCGTGGTGGTATTCCGAGAAGAACGCGACCGTCGGGTTGTCCAACCACTTGGCCGCGAAGGAGATCATCCTCGTAGGCTCGGTGAGTTGGTTCAGGCCGATATTCTGCTGGAATAGGCCCCAGGTCTCCACGATGTGTGCCGACGTCTCGATGTCCAGCGTCAGGAGCTTCATGGCTTTACTTGATTTGATCATTCACGCTCTCCAGTGCTACGACGGTACGGCCGATGAGAATGTGTGCTTGGGCGAACATGGCCATCCCTTCTTCCAGTTTGAGCATCAGCGCGACGAGCTGGTCGGCTGCCGACTTGCCTTCGAACTCCTGGAATCCGAAGAACGCTTGCTCCGGTCCGACTGAAGATACATGCTCCAATGACCGGGTGAACAGATACTCCAAGTGGCTGGTGAACTGCTCGCTCGTCATCCCGAAGGACGGGACGTCGATCTCATCAACCGCATCGTCATCGGACGACTCGTCCAACAGCTCCAGCTCGCTTTCACGGCAGGCGAAGTAGCCTGTGAGGCTCAGCTCGGGCAGCGTGACCATGTACGTCTCGAAGATCGCTTCAAATCGGAGCACCGTGCCGTGTCGGCCTTTGAACTCCCCCTCGACAACGAGAATCTCGTCGCCTTCGTTGAACTTGGGATCGCTCATATCACTCCTCTCAGAACGGGTTGGATGCGGGTGGGTTGTAGACGGCCGTGCTCAGCTTGGTTGTCTTGGTCTTGGCGTCGAACACCAAGGGCGAAGAAGCCACGGATACGTCTCGGCCGAAGGCCCTAAATGCGCGAGGCGATGTCTCGTCCTCACCCTGCTTGGTGATGGCCATGAACGACGAGCACCAATCGAGGAAGGCCGTACTGCCTCGGGCTCGACCCGCGTTCTGGTGGCCGGTGTGGTGGGTCACGATCAGGGCTTGCAGCCCCGCCTCGACTTTCAGCACGTCGAACGAGTCGAGCATGGGCCTGACCGTCTCGGCCGAGTTCTCATCAATCCCGACGCCCGACATGACGGGCGACAAGGGGTCAATGATCAGGACGTCGACGCCTGCGGTGCGCAGCCTCCGGGCCCACTTGGACCGGATGGTCTCCGACTGCATATTCAACTGCGCGCCCTGACCGACCCTAGGGACGTACACCAGGTTTCCGAAGTTGACGTCCGGGATCTCGTCAAACCAGTCCCAGGCCAGCGAGCGCCCCAGCTCCAGGTCCACGTAGGCGACCTTCAGCGGGTGGGGGACACCGAACGATCCGAGAAACGAACCGCCCGTGGTCAAAGCCTGGATCATGTTCAACATCAGCGTCGACTTGCCGGCCTTGTACTGACCGACCAGCAGCGAGCTACCGCCGTGATGGATCAGGTTTTCAATCACCCAGCGCGGGGTGTCCGGCCTCTTGGTTCGGAACTCTCGGCCTTCCACGAAGTCACCGAAGCGGACCTTGCGTGCGTCCGACTCGATGCGCTCGATCCGGAAGGTGTCCTTGGCTGCCTCGCGCACTCGAAGCCTGGCCAGCGCCTCCCAGTACTCGGCCGCCATCTCGGGGGCCACGCCTTCGGGAAGCACAGATCCTTCGTCTCGTGGCGGCTCGACCCAGGCCCGGGCCTTCGCCCATTCAACTGCCCTGGCCACCTTGCCTTTCAGATCAGTGACGACGTACGGAAGGTTCGACTCGAAATCGTCCCTAACCTTTTCGATCGATAGCACGTCGTCGGGCACCGCGACTGCGATGCGCATCGACGCACCAATCCGAGCGATGCACGTGTCGTCCCTCGATCCTTCAGGGGCCCGGGCTGCAATCTCCACGTTCTGCTTGTGGATCTGCAACACCCAGTCGTAGTTCTCCGGGGAGACCTCCGCGCCCTCGACGTTGTCGGGGAGCTCGGTGACCAGCGCCGACTCCCAGTCGAGCCTAAGCTCTTCGGGAAGAAGGCTCGGCTCGGCGTCCACGATCACCGTGTACTGACCATCGGGCTTGCCCTTGGGGTGGTTCACCCGGGCGGTCGGAGGAGCGATGATGTTCGAGCCGTTGGCCAGGAGGTCCACGCCTTTCAGCGCGGGGATCCCGGTCTTGTCACCCGTGGTCTTCTTCAGCGAGCCTTCGTATCGGAACAACAGGTGCCAGCCCTTGGACGGCGTCGAGTGAACCCTTGTCTTCTTGATCTTGTAGTGGCTGAGCACTGCCTGAAGGTCTCCACCGTTGCGCGGGTCGATGTCCACTACCACGAGCTTCGAAGGATCTCCAAGCAGCAGGCCGACGGGTGTGTCAGACTCGACCACCTTAGCCAGGGTGTCCGGGCTGACCTTCGAATGCTGCCAGTTGTTTCCGGGTGAATACTGGTGCTCATAGCTGAATGGCACCCACCCTCTGTTCAGGTAGTCCTGAACGATGTCTACCTTGCTCACTTCTTGGACCTCCAAATCCTAGCTCGTCTGGCCGGAGGATTTTCCAGGTACTCGATGCATCGCCGGAAGTACTCAATGGCGTCTCGGGCGAAGCCTAACAGCTTGTTGCACGTGCTGCAAAGCAGCCCTCGGACGCATCGACCGCAGGACATGGGCCCCGGGCAGCACGAGTGGTCGTGATCGAGCGCAAGCCTTCGGGCCTTGCCTGTGGCCCGCTGGCATAGCCCGCAATGGCCTCCCTGCGCCTCGTACAGGGCCCAGTACATCTCGGGGGTCCAGTTGTACGTCTTGAGGATGTACGCCGCCCAGCGAGCGTCTGAGACCGAAGCCTTCCGAAGCCTCTTGTGGGTCACACACCGAGGGCCCGGCCGAGTCGCCTTGCGCGTAAGCGGCAGCCGCTCTTGCACACAGTCGATGCACGGCTCGACCGAGTTGATGGTCACTACTCAGCGTTCTTGGGGTAGACGTCGATCAGCTCCCACACGGTCTCTTCAATTACACAGTGCTGCTCTTTCTCGGTCATCGCTTTCCACTCCTCGACGGTGATGCAAGTCTCGATTTCACCGTTGAATGTGATATTAGCGCTGGAGCTGTATCCGAGAATCAGCGCTTCAGACATCAGTCCTCCTCAGTAAGGTTGGTAACGAAGATCGAAAGCAGTTGCGAGTAGGGCAGGACCAGAGCGTCGTGCTGCTCGTTTTCTAGGCAGAAGAACTGGGCGTTCTCATTCACATTGATCACGGGTTGATGCTCGAAGCCTAGAGTGAAGACTTCCTCGATCGCGTTGACCACGACTCGGTAGTTCGGTTCGCTCACTTCTTCCCCTTTCTGAGGATGACGTACTTCTCTTCCAGTTCCTTTTCGGTCTGAACGTCAATCACGCGGGTAATCCCAGTCCGGGTCACCCAGGTAGAAGTCGTTCTCGCCGTCGTCATAATATCCATCTTCGGGACAGATAATTTCCATCATGCCCCCAGCTCGATGCGGGCCTCAGCGGCTTCGGCCGTGTACTCTGGTGCGTACGCTCCATCCTCGGGGTGAAGACCGTCGTTGATGTTCTCGGGGGTATGCGACCCAGACCCAAGGTCTGGCACCCATCGCAGGCTCACACCGAGGGCGCAGTACTCCATCGTCTTGGCCTTGTCATCCCACCGGAACACCAGCGGGAACCGACCGTTCTCGATCCAGTAGCGATACCTTGTCACCGGTCTCTCCTCTCGTTGACAATCATCTGACCTGATGAGTCTATCAGGGCCACGCCTTTTTCGCGCATGGTCTTGATAGGCGAGACCCAGTATTCTGAGTCCAGGTCTGGTGTCGTGAATACCAGCTCGACACCGTGGGCCTCTGCGTGCCAAGTCTTCCGGATCACGGTTCCGTTCGCCCTGACCTCAGTGAACTCTGCACGGGCCAGGGTACCGACGTCGATCATCGTGTGCGCTTAACGAACACAGGCTTGACCGGCTTGGCCGTGCAGGGCACCTTGCTGGGAACCGCTCGCTTGATCGCTTTCACCCGAAGCCTCTCGTTGCTGAAGGCTTCTTGCCTGCGCCCGGACAGATCTTGTAGCCAGGGCTCGGGTGGTTGGGCGTCACGAGCTGCTGATTCGCGGCTACCCACTGTCCGCATGCTCGGCATCGAGATTCGCGCTTCATACCTGCTGGCCCTTGGGCGTGTCGTCGTTATCCACGAATGCTTTCAGGTTGCCACCCAGCGCTCGGTGCCGAACGACCACGCCTTCAGCCTTCTGCCCGACCACCCCAAACTGCAAGGCGGCCATCGAGCCGTGTCTCCGCAGAACACCGAGGCAATCCTCGACTGTGCTGTCGGACCACTGCCCAATGTGCAGGGTAGGAACCGTGGTCATGCCGATCCTGTCAGCCCGAAAGTTCCAGTCACCACGCTCGATAGCAACCCGGGCCCAGCGATGCGCGTCGAACAGCGAGAACTTCTTGCACTCCATCCCGTAGCCTCGCTGTATTCCTTGGCCCCACCATTCACCGAAGTGCCGGCCCGGACCAAGCAGGCTGACCAACTCAAGCGCGTAGCCCAGCACCCAGCCCGCGAAGCCCGCGTTGTCGTAGTGCTTGCCCGGGAAGATCAGCTTGTTGCGGGATTGCGCGCCGACCAGCCACACCCGGTCTTCTTCGTCTGGGCCTGCCGCCTCGAACACAAAGCAGATACCGTTGTGGGACTGAGGGTCGGACAGGTCGAGATCAATCAGCGACCGGCCCTCCCCGAAGCGCTGGACGATGACGCAGGCATTCGTCCCGTCGATCTTCTCCGTGACCACCATCGAGCCCTTGGCGCTCAGGCGTGGCGTCTTGGGCCAGCCCTCGAACGTGAGGCCACTCACAGCTTCACCTCCACGAAAGATTCCTTGTTCTCCAGGTCTTCCAGGCTGTAGGCGCTGGGTACTAGCTGTCCGACATCACTCCAGGCATTCCACGGTTTTACCAGGACGGCTATGACGTCGCCCCGGGTTGCCACCCAGACGAACTCGCCGAGAGCTTCTTGGCCGCCCTTGACGGATGCGAAAAGTCGGAAATCGCTCGCTTCAGTCATTGATCTTCTCCTCCCGAAGGTTGGGGAACGTACTCATGACCTGCCTGTACGTCACGGTTGCAGCTCCCTTGCCAAAGCTTTCCCGAGCGTCCTGCAGCGACATCGCAGCGAGGAACTTGTCGGGCGAAACCTCATAAAAGTGATCGCCTGCCAGGGTAGTCAGCTTGCGCGGGGCTGAGGTATCAGTCGCAGCCGCGCTGGGATCGGGCCTACCGATCTTGACACCCTCGGACGCCATCTCCCAGGCGACCCTGTGGAAGAAATCGGCCAGGTTGTACCACCACTGCTGCTCGTCGGTGGAATGCGTGAGAGGTCCGTGACCAATGAAGAATTCCTTGCCTTGCGCCTTGATGTAGACGTCGGCGTGAATGCTGAGACCTTCGACGCTCATGCGTTCGTCCCTTCGGTGATGTTCGCGTACTGGTCCTCGGCAGTGAGCAGGGCTGCTCCCCACATGTTGTTGGCATCCTGCTCGGTCTGGGCGGCCTGAAGAACGATCACCGCCTTGGCCGAGATGGTAACTCGGCCTGGTAGGCGGGAATGCATGATCGACAGACTGCCGTAGTCCTTCCTGGAGGTGCTCTGGTGGTCCATGTCGTTCAACTCCGCGATCGTAAAACCGAGGATGTGAAGTACTCTGCCCACCAAGCAGGCCACGCATCCGGCGACCACGTAACGGCAGGCGGAACCTCCGACGCCGTCGGTGTCGTAAAGGTCGTGGTACCTGAAGTCCTCCTGGCCCTTGACCACCTGCCGCAAGGTCTCGATGACCTGCTCGGCTGTGATGTTCAGCTCGTCGCTCATGCCTCTCCAATCGCGTATTGGCAGGCGGTGGCCACACCACAGCGCCCACAGTTCTTCTCGGAGGGTGAAGGCGTGAAGTCTTCAGCCTTGACCCCTGCGTCCATCCTTCCAAACACATCCGTGACCTGATCCTCAGTCATGACCGTAAGATCGTAAGCTTTGGTCGGACCGCCTTCTCGGCCCATCCAGTAGTCCCCGGTCAGGATGTCGACGTCGTATTCTTTGAGTGTAGCATACCGGTACACGCTGAGCTGGAAGATCCCGCCGGGCGACACACCGGTTTTGATATCCCGTAGCTTGCCTTCAAACTGCTCGGGGTGACCTGTCATCTCGTCAATGATCTGGTCTATGAAGCCTCGAACCAAGACTTTCCCGAAGTACACCGAGAAGCCCAGCTCGATCGCCGGCTCGCCCGAAGGCGTGATCCAGACAACTTCGCCCGGGTGTTGGTTGACGTAGTAATCGTAGTAGCGGCGGACCTGCTCGGCACCGAGCGCCGCGCGCCGGGTGATGTCTTCCTGCCCTTCATACCGGCCGCTGGCGAACCAATGGTTCGGGTTGGGGGTGTCGCCAAGCAGACGCTCGGTGTGAAGCCTGTAGGACTTCTGGTACTCAGCCAACATCTGGTCGAGGGTGCCCGTCCTCTTGCCTTTCTCCCACCACTCCGCTGCCTCGTGGACAGCAATGCCCTGGGGTAGCCAGGCGGCCGGGCGGTCCCAAGCCCGAATAATTCGAGCCAGGAAGTACCGATACGGACACCCGCCCAAGTCTTCCAGGTACTGCTGGGCTTGGGACACCGAGCGCGGCTGGCCCTTGACGATTGCCAGCCGCGCCCAATCGGCGGAGTACTCGGTCACTTTTTCTCCATCAGCGGGTTGACGAACGGGTCACGGTCTCGGCCCATCGGGCATTTGTGTTTCGAGCCTTCGACCACCATAGCCCTGCATGCAGGGCATCGCGAGCGCACGTCGTACCTGTCGTGGGCCATTAGACCTTCTTAACCGTGCGGCCCGGGTGTACCCTGATGAGATGGTACGTGAAGTGACGGACGGCTTCCGCCTCGGTGCTGCCCTTGGCCGTGTGGTTGTCTTCCTTGCACACGGCGTACCAGGTGAAGCGCTTTTTCGTGACCTTCATGACGACAGCTCGGTCGCCTGGGTCATACTCTCGTGCCATGCCTTTCCTACCCTCCGTGCTTGTCTCTGACGTGGCTCTTGACTCGGCCACGGGCTTTTGACTTGACGTCCGACTGGAAGGACTGACCACACAGCCTGCACGTAGCCTTCCAAGTCTCTGAGGTGATCTGGACTAAGTGATAGTTGTCGGGCACCCCTTAGTCCCAGCCCTGCACGTGCTTCTTCAGCACGTCGTAAGGCACAACCTTGCCCTTGTCGTCGTAGACCTTGCCGGTGACCTTCTGGCCGTCGGGAACGCCCGGGATACCCTTGGTCTTCAGACCCGAGGACGCAGACCGGCCGGTGTTCCAGCCCTCTTGAGATCGAGCCTTGTCGGCCTTTTCCTGGGCCGCCGCGCGAGCCTTGTCGACCTTGGCCCGTGCTTCCTCCCGAGCCAAAGCTTTCGCCTGCTTGGCCTTGAGGTCCTTGTCCTTGCGCTCGACCTGCTTGGCGCGCTCGCGGTCCCGCTGATGGCTGCTGCGATCGTGCTTCTTCAGTTCGCGTAGGGCCTCGGACTTCGTGGTCCCTTGTGCTTCATGCTTGCATCGGGCTTCTGAGCACTGGACGACGTACACGATTCGCCCGCCTCGGTTGACCTTCTTGACGCTCGGTCCGAACATGCTACCTCCCTCGCTTCTTGTTGTAAGGGTAGATGCCGCCCTCGAATCCTTTCGAATTCTTGGGCTTTCGGCCGCTGCCCGGACAATCCTTAAGCGACAGGATGTCGCCCTTGGGCTTGTGGTTGGGTGTCTTGTCGGGGTTGTCCGAGTCAAGCCACAGCTTGCAAGCAGCGCACAGCACGCCTCGCTTCTTGTTCCAGGCCGTCGAGCCCATCAGTTCTCCCACTCCGGCTCAGCAATCATCCGCATGAAGTACTCGGTGGCCCGAGGACCTGAAGAGCCTCTGCGACCTTCATGCTTGAATCGTACCATGTCGACTAGGCACTCGTCAAGTGAGTCCCACACATGGCCGATCAGCTCGGACCCGACCCAGGCCGTGAAGCCTTCAACGCCATGCCTCTCTTGTTGACCAAAGCCGTGGCGCGAGCAGTCCCACTGAAAGTGCAGGACCGTGTAGTCCCCGACGTCCCGCACGGACACAGTCGGGCCCCACGTCCAGGTGCGGTCGTCTGGGTCTCTGAAGCGGGGTCCGTGAAGCCTCTTGGCCGCGCCTGTGTCCTGGTTGAACCACTCGGGATGCGCGTCCCAGTTCACCGGCTTGGGCAGAGGCTGCTCGCGCCAGTTCTTGAAAGCCCACTCACCAGCCATTGTTATCAGAACTCCAAACGTTGTGGTAGTAGAGGTAGTAGCCGACGTGCTCAATGACGCCCGCGTCGAGGACGGCCGGCTGGTCGTTAAACTCTTCCCGGCGCTCAAGGTACGCCACGTACGCGTTGTCGACCTGCCTGTGAACGTCCCGGTACGTGGCACCCGTGGAAATCACGTCATCCACGAAGATCCAACGCTTTCCGATGGTGCCCTCGACCGCGTACTCCCGGTGATTGGAGTCGCCTGGCTTGCGCACGACAGCCCAGCGCTTGCCGAGTATGCTGGCCAGCTCGGGGATGATGAGCGCACCGGACAGACCTCTGCCCACCAAGGTATCAAAGTCCTTGTCCACTAGCGTGGCGTACGCCCGAGACAACGTTGCGGCTCGATTCGTGATGATCGGTTCCAGGTACGAAGTGACGCCCTTGTAGCGCGCGCCGCCCTGTCGGTTTTGATCCATGATTCCTCTCTCTGTCAAGGCTTTCGAATCGGGTGTTCGGCAGTGGCCATCACCAGCACGCGCTACTGATGGCCAGAGCCCAGCGTCCGATCGATCAGACTAGCTTGCCGTTCGGGGTCCAGGACACGAGCGTGTCCAGGCTCACACCGTTGTAGCCCTCCCGGCGCGTGTCTGCTGCGTCCCGGACGTCCCTACCACACCAAAACTCGTCGGGCCCCAGCTCGAACCACAGCGGATAGCAGTGGTCGGGGCTGCCGTCGTCAAACACCCGCCACTTTCGGTATGAGGTGCTGATGGTCTGGTCCAGCAGGGGCGTTGCGTCGTACGTGTTGACGTTCATTCGATGCCTTTCGGGGTGAGGGGGCCGTACACGAGCGAGACGGATCGCAAGCGCGCTCGGAGCCAAGGGCTGACCTGGTCGGCGCACTCTCGGTTCGAGGCGCACACGAACCTGTCGGGTGTTACCTCAAACCATAGGTCACCCTCGGAGTCTTGGAACACGCGGTTGGGCGTCACGCGGGCACGTACTCCGGGTTGGGGATCGAGCCCCGGGTGATCTTGTAGTCGAACCCTGGGCGGTTGTTCAGGGCCGACACCAACAGGCGCTCAGCGCGCTTGCGGTCCGGGTCCTTCACGTAAATCAACCGACCCGTCGTGGTGTTCTTGACCGAGTACACGGAGATGGTCTTGGTGTTGCTCACTGTGCCAACCCTTTCATTGATGTCAAGGCTTTCGAGTGGACGTCAGGGGAATCGAACCCCTGGGCTTAGTGGCAGCATACCACATTCACCGTTACCAACACGCCCGGTCTGTTAGTACTTGCTACCAGTCCACGAGATTCCGCGCGAGAGCTTTCCGAGCTTGGCCCAGCGCTTCGTACCCGCCTCGTTCTCCTCGAACGACTCGCGGCGGTGGGTGCCATCGGGCAAGGTCTTGGGGTCGCGCTCCCCAAGTCCGTGGGTACGGCCCCTGCGCTTGACAGGGTCGACCTTCGGGGCATTGATCTTCAGGTCGGAAGGCTTTACAGTCATGATACCTCTCTCGGGTTGGTTCGGACCGGGCGAGCTGATGTTACAGCCCGAAAGCTTTCTTCATGCGCCGCCAGGCGACCCACGTTGTGGCCTGGACCTCAACGGGCGTGATGGGCCCGAATTCCTTGGACAGCGTCCGAGCTGCGTCCACGTACAGCTTGCACACGAAGTCGTAAACGCCTTTCTGCTGAAGCACGGCATCCCGCTCGTGGGTGTCCATCACCGTGCCAGCCGCGACGTCAAACGCGTGACGGTCGACCACGATGCATCGCGGGTCGCTCGGGTTGACGATTGAGTGCCAGAACGCGCGTACCTTCGGGCCGGACACCACGTCGTCTGGGTCCGCACCCGCGACGATGCGTCGAGCCTTAGCCGCGTTCACACCCAGGCCCTTGATTTCTCGGCCTGCGTACGCGTCTGCGGCCATCTTGACATTGCGGTCCCAGTGTACTTGCGGAGACAGCACAGCGATAACCGCAGCGGCGCGCGCGGGGTCTTGAGGGTCCAGGGACTCGGCCACCGACCTTGCGGTCGAGTACCAAGACTTTCCCTCGGCTCGCTCGGCCGGTGTGGCCGCCCGGTACGTGGCGTTGATGTTCTTCTGAAGTAGCTTCACGGCCTTGCCTCTCGTCTGATTATCCAGGGAGAGAGTACCACACGGGTTGGTACTCAGTCCAAGATCGTCAGCGAACGATGGACTTCAATTCCGCCTTGACTCGACGGGCGACGGGTCCGCGCCATGTGCTCGCGTTCGACAGGAAGTAGGCGACAATGTGCCGGCCCAGATCCTCCCCGTAGTAGTCGGTGACTTCAACCAGGTAGCCCATGGCTTGGATGTATGGCACCGCACCGAAGTAGGGCTTGCCCCAATCGTCGTTAATCTCCGCCGCGATGACATTCAAGGGTCGGATATCGCTCATGATCATACCTCTCGTCTGATTATCCAGGGAAAGGACACCGACATGCGGTGTCCAGTCCAAGACCTTCAGACCTCATTAACCAGTACGAAATCAGACTTCGGGTAATTGACCCGGATCTCTTCGTGTGTGCCCAGATCGTAGACGGCAATCTCGCCGTGCATCGAGGCGAGGCGCAAAGACTCTTCGCGATCGGTCACCACAGTGATGACGTCGAGGTAAGTCCAGCCGGTTTGGGTGTCAAGCCAGCCGCCGAACACCTTGCCGTTGTACGGGTCGACCAGTACATCAAAGTTGTCACTGACATACTGGAAAAGCTCGCTCGCCGTCACGATGTCTTTGATCACCCGGGTTAGCTGGGGGTCGGTGGACACCGCAAAGCCCTTGGTTACTTCCAGGCCAAGGTGGTTGATCGTGAAACCACCGTTGCGTTCGAGAAGTTCTAGCGTGCGCGGTCCGGCCATTTCTCAAGCCTTCCGGGTCTTGACGGAAATGATGTTGCCCTTGCAGTCTAGCGTGATGAGATGTCCTCCGGCCTTGCGGACCGTGACCCGCCCACCTTGTCGAGCGTACGTCTTGCCTCGCGCCATGTCAGAGCCTTTCGTTCGGAATTCCAGGGTGAGGACTGGCATTACGTCCAGTCCCGCCCCAAGCCTTCCGATCACCACATACAGTCACACTCATCGGCTTCGCAGTGCGCACACATGCCGGGCATCGTGCCGTCAGGGGCTTTCCAGGGCGTAGACGGGTCCCGGCCGTCGTTTACCGGACACCACTTCGCGCCTAGGTCGACCAGCGCTGCGATACGGTGGTGACCCTCCCGGACCGTGACGCCGTCGAACACCGGCTCGTAGCCTTGTGCCAGGCCGTGCGTCTCGATCGACTGGCGAAGACCCTCGTAGCCACCATCCTCGCGCTTGAATTCGAGGATCTCAGCGACCGTGTAACCATCATCTCCGTCGTCCGAGTAGCTCGGGGAGTCCACGGACTCGCCTTCCAACACCCGCCACATCGGAACGATGCGCATGCTCGGGTATTCCGCCGTCTCGCTCATAGTCAAACCTCTCGTGAGACCAGATTTCCAGAGTGGGAGACCGGAGTTTCGGCCGGTCTCGCCTCAAGCCTTCTGGGCTAGTAGCGCACTTCTGCGATGACTGCAAACTCGTGGGTTCGCTCGACGCCCTCCGACACCAACAGTTCGATCAGCTGCCACAAGCCCAGCTCCTGTACGGACTGCACCGCCACCCCAGCACCCAAGAGCGAGCGCAAACCCCGAGCCTCTTGGGTGCTGAGCACGATCTCCCGCGAGCCGTCCCATCGCTCTTTTACCTTAGCCATATCAAGCCTTCCCGTTGTCCAGAATCTAGGGTGGGGACCGGAGATTAAGCCGGTCCCGCCCCAAGCCTCTAGCCTACAGGTTTGAATCCTCCCCGGGAGCGCCAGCGATCCAGCTCGGCTCGCAGATAGCGAGCCTCAGTCAAGTCGTCGGTATTGCCGGTGGCCAGCAGCTCGATAATGCGCTGCTCAGTCGCCCTTGGGTCCATGGTCCAAGCCTTCCTGCTAGTTGATCGCGTCCCAGTCGTACTGCATTGCACGAGCGTCCATGTCTAGTGTCTGACCAGCATGGTCGCCGGTCTGCACCAGGACCCGGACCTCAGACTTGTTCGGCCACGACTCGACGCGGGCGTATTCGCCCGTCATCCAATGCTGAAGGATGCGACCGATCCAAAGCTCTTCCATCCGAGCGTTCATGACCAGTCCTTGTCTTCTGCGACCCACTCGGCCACCCATTCGTGGGTGTGCGGCATGCCCGTGTTCACCGGGAACTGCTCGATCCTGACCAGTGCATCCGAGTCCATAAGCACGACCCACCAGCCGCCGTCATAGCTTTTTCCTAGCGTGCCGCCCCCGAGCTTGTTGACGCAGACGAAAAACGTACCAAAGTCCTGTACGTATTCGTTCTCGGTCTTCAGCTCCGCGAAAGCTTTACTGAGTGCAATGTTGCCCATACCAAGCCTCTTTCGTTGAAACCTTTTCAAGCCTTTTACGTATCCAGGATGGAAACCGACTCCACCAACAATCATCGGGTTCAAGTCACCGAGAGAGGTCCTTTCTGGATTCCCTTCCGCAGGTTTGTTTCACAACAATCCCGTGATGCGGGTGTTTATATCGGGAGGATCGAGTTTCTACTCCCGCTCCCCCCGGTCAGGGTCGTCCAACCTTAGCTAAACCGAGGTGAGCACCCCTTGTTCGTAGAGAGGGGCGGCTCTTATGTAGTTGGGTCGTGCCGTTCATGCGGGTGTCGCGGGTACTCGGGACTTTCGCCCTTTGCTTCCCGGCCCTGGTCTGTCTGGTTTCAACCTACCGTACTGCCCAGCGGCCTGTCAAGCCCCAGTCGTCGTGACCTGTGTCACAAAGCGGTGGGTGCCCGGCAGTCCGACCCGCGAGGGTGGTCCGAGCACTGCGCGCCATGGGTGGCTTGCCGTGCCGCTGTTGAGTTGGTAGTGCTCACCCTACCAGATGCAGGGCGTCTGTCAAGCGCACAGTGCTCCGCATGGCCTCAGTCGGCGATCATGCGGTCCGGGACTCTCGGTTGCCCGGTGCTTGCGTCCCTGTCCGGCCTGACAAGAGCGACTCTGCCCCTTGGACAGCGAAGAGTCAAGCGGTTGTGGTCTAGGTCACACATCCTTGACACCATGCGCTCGTACTGAGAAGGTTGCCCCATGAGCAACAGCGCGCAGTACACAGTCCACCAGAGCGAGACCGGCCGCAACTGGTACGTCTCGGACCCGGACGGGTTTGACGTCCAGGCCACATCGGCCTCGCGCTTGGACGAGACGACCGCTCGCAAGATCGCAGACGGCCTCAACGCCCTGGCCGCGCAGGACCAGATGCCCGAGGGCACCAGGGTCACGGTCAAGTCCTTCCCGGGCGTGTGGCGCGTCAACCAGCCCGTCGACGCCGATGGGTTCGCGTACCTGGTCGCCAGCGACGCCGTCTCCACCGAGTACATGGCGCAGTCGCACACCTGCTCCCTCAACGTCCACAGTCGGGTGTGCACCGTGGTTGAAGACGACCAGGACCTGAGTGCGCCGGTCATGGGCGACGTGCTGCGCGACTCGGGCAACCTGGAACCCCTAATCACCGAGGCCATCGGTTGGTGCTGGGACTGCGGCATCGACGTCGGTGGCATCGCAGCGGCGGTCAAGCACATCGAGCGCAGCTACGACGGTGGCCTCGCGGAGTTTGTCCGCAACGTCGCTTGACAGCTCGGTCCCGCTCGTGCAAGACTGGCGTCACCAACCCAGGGAGTCACCATGATTCGCAAGATGCTCGCAGCCGCGATGTTCGCCTTGATGTGCGGAGCAGCAGTCATCGCGGGGCTGGCTCTGCACCCCACGGTCGTCGCAGTGGCTCCGGCCGCGATCCCCGTACCCCAAGCCGTCAGGGACCTGGACACAGCGGCTCCGACCCCTTGCGCGGCCAACGTGCTCGCCGATGCCAAGACGTTCTTGCACGCGGACCCGGACACCCGCTGGATCTGGGCGCACATCGCGAAGTCGGACGGTGCTTGGGGACTGACGTGGCACGACTCGAACATCGTCGCGCTTGACGTCTCGATCCCCTGCGAGAAGGTCTTTTCAGTCGTCGCTCACGAGTGGGCCCACACCCAGGTCACCCAAGACTGGGGGATGACCGGGGAGATCCGGACCGAAGAGCTGGTGGCTGACTGCGTGTCCGCGCTCCTGCGCCCCAACTTCGTGAATCTGACGGGAATCCGGGCAGACCCGTACTCGCCGTACGCGGTCAAGGCCGGAGGGTTTTCGCCCGAAATCCAAACGCTCGCGCGCTCTGTCTTGGACTCGCACTTCTGAGATTCACCCGTACGGCGGTACCCCTGGTCTCGTGCCGGGGGTACTTTTGTGCCATGAGCAAATACACCGACAGCGCGGAGTACCTCCGCAAGACCGACTCCTACCGGAGCATGCGTAGCGCTCTCAGCTACGTGTCCACGGGTCGACTTGCCATGCTCGCGGAGCTTGGCCCTACGGCCACTCAGACGCTCGCCTTGCAGGACGAGATCAACAGACGTCACTCAAAGGTCTAGCCCCGCACCCTCGATTTTAGGGCCCGCTCCCAGGTACCCCCTGGGAGCGGGCTTTTTTGCGTTCCGGGCCCTTGGCACAGGCCGCCCCTACCACCAGGGCGTATGCGCGTACTGCCCCCTGTGTGGGCCTGTGAGGCCCTGTACCCCCTGTCTGGGGTGTGCGTACCGGGGAGGGTGTGCTGGGCTGTGTGCGTGGACCTCAGCGTGTGGTACGGGCACAGGGCGGGGGTGTGGGTACCCCTGTGTGGGGTGCAGGGGCAGCAGGGCAGGGCACCGGGGTGCAGGGGCTCCTGTGCGTGGGTGTGCAGGCACAGGGACAGCAGGGGCACGGGTGTGGGCAGGTGCCGCAGGGCAGGGAGCGTGGGCTGCGCGGGTTGAGGTCAGTGTGACTCAGATCTCTTGTCTTTGGGCTTGTGCTCTGAGGTCCGAGTATGGTAGTCTGAGGGGTTGCCCAGGGGGAGGACCCCCGCCCTCGGGACCCGCAT